ATATTTGCTAGAGGCTTAACCCCTGATCTTAAAAAGCAATTACATCAAGAGATGATAGATTCAATAAAAAGAGGATAAGTTGCTGCTCTGTAAATAACATGGAGTTTTAAAAATGGCAATTACAACCACGACTACTCTTCCTGCGCCCGTCGCACAGAGTTTTTCGTATAAGCTGTTGTCTGTCCCTACTCCCTATTTTATTCATGGCATAGCAGCTATGAAGAAACTGATGCCTAAAAATGGTGGAACAACTCTTCGCATGAGAAGATACAATCCACTTGCTTCGGCAACTGTACCTTTAGGGAATAGTGGTATAACACCACCAGCGCAGCAATTAACTGCAATTGATATTGATGCTACAATTGGGTTCTATGGAACCTACGTATATTTAAATGAGCAAGTGACCTTACAATCACAAGATCCCGTTCTTAATGAAGCTTCTCAAAGACTTGGAGTATCTCTAAGAAAAACTGAAGACGAGCTTCAGAGAAATATGTTGGCAGGTACTGCTTCATTCATTAATTGTGTGAACGGTACCAACGGTAGAATAGTTGCCGTTGTAAAATCTCTTCTTATAGACTTGGAACTCCTAACAGATAATGCTGAGGATGACAGGGCGCAAGCTGAGCAATATGCTCTTGCAGCGTGAACGTAGCAAGCGAAGAGACACGGGAAACCGTGAAGCGGTGCTCTGAACTGTATGGAAACATGCAGAGGACGGCTGAGAAGATCGTCCCGCTTAAATGTGTATAACACCTTTGGAATTTAAAATATGAATTTGATCAACAATAAACTCTCTTTTAGCAATGACTTCATGGTAAGACTTTCTTTTGCCAAGATTCCCATTGCTATCGCGATTTGTGTTGTAAAATTCTATGAGTTTTTCACAAACAGGCTTTTTGTGTTTCAAGAAAGGCAGAACTTTGGGAAGAATCCCATAAAGAGATCGTGCGGTGTAAGCTAATAGGTTTTTCATAGTAATATGATACTTATTAATAACGTTTAAGTCAACAAGTAACAGATTGGACAACCCAACAGAACTAACTCGTAAAGATATTGATGAAGTTATTCGTTCGTTAGCTAATAACGATGCGTATACCATTTCTGATAACATAGAAGGGGACGATAAGTTTGGAACTGCTCCTATTCGTGATGCTTACTTTGCATTAGGCAGCACTCATTTAATTGGAGATTTAGAGGATATGACTGGCTTTGTCGCTAAGGCACAATATCCTGACCAAAGTGATACTCTCCGCCCTGAGTGGGGAAGTGTTTCTAATCTTCGCTTTTTACTATCATCAATCGGTTCTGTATCTACAACAGCTTCACTAAACTCAAATGATGTTTATAACATCTTCTGCGTTGGTATGGAAGCATATGCGTGTATAGAACAAGATGAATATAGCTCACAGTTCATCTATCGCCCACCTATCTATGATGGTCCTTTGGCCCTCAATGCTAGTGTTGGATATAAGATGGCCCAGGTACCACGTATCACTAATGATGCATGGGTTATTAATCTTAGAACCACATTAAACGTATAAGGAGGACATTATGACTGCTGAAACAGAAATCATGGTCGGTGCATATGTCTCCGATGGTACATATAAGGTTCTACAACTACCTACAGACGTTCATTATTTTCAGATTCAGAATTACACCCAGTATAGCTCAGCAGCTAACCCTGGTGTTGTAAAGCGTGCAGAATGGTTTCTTGGAATGCCAGATAACTATTATCTTGGTGTTAAGAATACTGATGGCGCTGCTACTGATGAATCTGTGCTAGGAACAACTGGCGGGTTTCGTTGGTTAGAATCTCAACCAAATAACCTAGAAGCTGCTAAAACAGCTACTGCTATCACTAAAGCATCTCCACCTGTAGTTTCGGTTACAGCTCATGGTTATGAAGTTGGTGATACAGTTCTAGCAACTGGTTCTACTGGAATGTTGCAAATCGCTGGTATGGAATTTACCGTAACTGTTCTAGACAGTGCAAATACATTTAGCATCGGATATCTTGATGCTTCTGGATTTGCTGCTGCTGCTACAGCGGGTTCTTTCCGAAGAGTTTCAACTCCACCAATGTTTGCACCAAGACGTAAATTCATCACAGCTATAACCAAAGCAGCTTCTGCAGTTGTTACACTTTCCGTAACACATGGTTATCAAGTTGGGGAAAAGATTCGTTTCAATGTCCCTGCTGCTTTAGGCATGGTAGAAATGAATGATTTGATTGGTGAAATTACTGCTATTTCAACGGCAAATAACACCGTTACTGTTAACATTGATTCACAAACGTTTACTACGTTTGTATTCCCAGCTTCTGCTACTGTGCCATTTACTCATGCACAGACAGTTCCAGTTGGTGAAATTGCTTCAGTATTAACAGGAGCTACCGAAAACGAAGGCTTTAGAGCTTTGCGAATTGGTGGTACTGTTGATGGTGTTAATTTAGACCATATGAAATGGGTAGCATTAAAATCAGGTTATAGACTTATAGAGTCTTAATATAACTAATTCTGAAGGTTCCTGCCGCTTAAACTCAGCGGTCTTCAGCGGTCAAGAAGGGTAAGATCGTCACTGTATGGAGCAGACCCTTCACTTTTTAAAAGGAGCAATTATGACAACTATAGTAAAGAGCACACCAGACAAACTAAAAGAGATGCAAAGAGAAGATTCCAGAAAAGTAAAAGGAAAATTTCTTTGTCATGAGCCTAAGGGCGGTAGTGTTAAGTTTTCTTTCCGTAAATATAAAGAAGATAGAACACAATCCTATCATCTTATTGATGGAGAAGAATATGAGCTACCCATAGCTGTGGTAAAACATCTGAATAATTGTGGATGGGAAATTCATTCTAACTTATTAGATGCAGAGGGAAAAAATTATATAGGTACTGGAAAAATCGAACGTAGATTTACATTTCAAGGATCTGATTTTATATAATCAGTATTGAAACTGATTTCATATCAAGAACATTTGTTGTAGATGTTTTAAAAATATAGAGAGGTAATTTTGACTAGTTTAGCAAATATACGAACAAAGGTAAGAAGGATTACGGGTTCCCCATCAGCATTACAAGTAACGGATAGTCAGATAGACGAATATGTAAATACTTTTTATTTGAATGATTTACCCGCGCACCTAAAATTATTTAACCTCAAAGAAACATATACATTTTATACCGAGCCTAATGTAGATACATATGCGTTAAATGTAGATCCATCTTTTACCGCTATAACTCCAAGGGCATATTATTCCGTTGAGCCTCCTGTATACATTGCGGGATATCAGAGCTATTATACACAATCTAGAGCTGAATTCTATGGACTATACCCTTCAATAAATGATGCACAAGATTCTGCTGGTACTGGTATTGCTGGACCATATACATTGACAATTACAAATAAACCCGTTCTTCGCAATAAAGTTACAATATCTGCTGTAGATGTAGGTGGAAATACTCTTGTTGCTACAGATAACGGTAGTGGTGGTTTCACTGGAGATACAACGACAGGAGCAATCAATTATGTTACAGGAGCAATAACTAATTTTACTTTTACTGCTGTGATACCAGCTACTGCAACTATCACGGTACAATCTGTTCCTTATGTAGCTAGTAGACCAACTGCTGTTTTATTTTTTAATAATATATTCACATTGAGATCTGTTCCAGATAAGGCATATCGTGTAGATATAGACGCATATATTTATCCAACAGTATTATTAAATGGAACCGACACACCAGAGTCACAATTTTTATGGCAACTATTAGCTGTAGGTGCTTCTAAGAAGATTTTTGAAGATAGAGGAGATATGGATAGTGTCAACACTCTTATGCCAGTATTCAACGAGCAAATGATTTTATCTCAAAGACGAACGCTAGAACAAAATCGACCTGTTAGAGCTGCTACTATCTATACTTCTCAGTGTAATTCTATAGGAAATTTAAATTATAACAATATTTAAGAGGAAATATGGCTTACTTAAATAATATACCCGCTGATTCGGACATCTTAGCAATAAGTCAGGGGCAAATTTTACAAAATTTTAGTCAATTACAGACTCAATTTAGTGTAGATCATGATTCATTATTAGCTGCTGGAGCTACTGGGAAACATTTAAAACTTACAATGCCTGACCGTGCTGCCGATGCTACTACTGGAGCAAATGAAGGAGCGCTTTATACTAAAAATAGTGGATCTCAAACAGAGTTATATTTTAGAGAAGAAAATAATGGTGATGTTGTTCAGATAACTAGTAATGGTGGTTCTGGATATGTTCGTGCTTTTTGTTCTTTTCTATATGCTGCAGCTACTCCCTTTAGTCCTACTGGTACAGGATATAATGTAGGTGTTAACGCTATCGTAAGAAATAGTGCAGGAAATTACACCGTTACATTTACCAATGCATTACCTTCTGCTGATTATACAGTTACTGGAGCTGCTGATAGTGGTTTAACTTTTTCTGTAATATCGAAAACGGCAGCATCTGTACGTGTAGATATCAGAAGAGGAGATAACAACGCATTCATTGATGGAGCAGCAAATTTCTCTATATTACAAGTTTAATAATATATGAAGGATAACAATGAGTTATAAACCATTTTATATAGAAGCGTTTAAGACTGGTCTTGAAAGGGATAAAGCTGATTTTCAACTTTTGCCAGATGCTTTTTCTATTCTTCAGGATGCATATATTTGGAGAGATAGAGTAGCTAGAAAAAAAGGTTATAAAAAAGTTGGACAATTATTAAGAGTATTAACTGGACAATCTCTTGGTAATACTACTGCTAGTCCTTTTTCTGGAAATATAAAGACAATTCTTTCTCTTGAGACTAATGATCAAATTATTCCTGGTACTTTATCTATAAACATTGCTGCACCAGGACCTGAAGGTTATTTAGAACCTGCAATTCCAGATGGGACTTTAATTGGTAATGGTGGTGGAACTGGAACAATAAATTATACAACAGGAGCATTTACATTAGTAAGTGGTGCTGGTTGGGGTGCTGGACAAATAACAAATGCAGCATTTTATTATGCTCCACTTCTTCCTGTAATGGGAATTTCTTTGAGAGCTTTAACATCAATTAACGCTGATCAGACAGTAGCTTTTGATACAAAGTATGCTTACTCATGGAATAGCGGAAACAAAAGATTCGAAGAATTTGGTGGTGGTACTACATGGCAGGGATCAGATAGCCAGTTCTTTTATGTATCAAATTATTATAGTGCTTCTGCTGGTGGCGACTTAATGTTGGTTACAAATTTCAACAAAGGTGCTACTCCAGACCCAATAAGATATTATAATGGAACATGGAACACATTTGCTCCCTCTGTTGATGGTATTGGTAATGAAATACATCAATGCCGTTTGATTTTTCCATATAAAGGTCGTCTTATAGCTTTAAATACATGGGAAGGTGCAACACTAGCAACTTCTACACAAAACTCTAGAAGAGCACGATGGTCGCAAAATGGTGATGCTTTTGCAACGGACGCATGGAGAAGTGATATAGCAGGTAGGGGTGGATATATTGATGCTCCAACTTCTGAAGCTATTATTTCCGCAGAATTTATCAGAGATACTCTTATAGTAGGCTTTGAAAAATCAATATGGAAATTAAGATATACTAGCAATCAAATATTACCTTTTGTTTGGGAAAGAATAGATAATGAATTCGGTGTTGAATCTACCTTTTCAATTGTTAGAGCAGATACCTCACAAATCTCTATTGGAAGTAATGGTATTGTTGCTTGTGATGGAATCAATGCTAAAAGAATAGATGAGAAAATCCCTTCTACTGTTTTTAATATACATAACGAGAATGATGGTCTCTTCCGAGTTCATGGAATAAGAGATTTTGATAAGAAGTTAATATACTGGACATTCCCTTCTTCTAGTAGGAATAAAAAGTTTCCAGATAGGATATTAGTTTTTAATTATGAAGATTTCTCTTGGTCGTTTTTTCAAGATAGTCTTACATGTTTTGGAGAGCTACAAGAATTTAATGATAAAGCTTGGAAAGATTATCCATCAACTACATGGGCACAAGCATCATTTCCTTGGGTAGATACTGCACTTCAATCGTTATATCCAGCGGTTATAGCTGGAAATCATCAAGGATTTATTGTAAAGATGCAGAGAAGATCTGTAAATGATCCTGCATTAGCAATAACTGTAATTACTCCTGGAACACCAGTTCAATTAACCATCCCAGATCATAATTTATCTACGGATCAATATATTCGTGTAACTGGAATTCTTGGAACGGCTAGTTCTTTAAATGATACTTCGTATAAAGTTAATCTTATAGATGCAAATAATATCACCTTAAGTGATGCAGATGGAAGTCCTATAACTCTTGCTGGTGGTAGCACATATTTAGGTAATGGTGAAATAATATTGTTACATGACTACAAAGTTCGCACTAAGAAGTTTAACTTTTTATCTTCTGGAACTGCTACAGAATTTGGATATATAGATTTTTTAACAAATAAGACAAATGGCGGAGAATTTAATGTTGATATCTTTGCTGATAATAATAACAACGCGCCTATTAATGTTAATGATTCTTTTTTCAACACTACTGTCAGCACCAGTCCTTATTCTTCTGATATTGTTGGACAAGATAAACTCTTACATAGGATGTTTGCGCGTATGAACGTACAATTTCTTCAATTTGAATTAAACCTTAATGGTGAACAAAAGGTTGATACGGCAAAACATGATGCTGATATAGATATTTTCGCATTGACACTGTGGGCCACTGGATCAGGCCGGTTAATATGACAACTCAACCTGAAGATTCAATCACCTCATATATTCCAACAGATCTTATTTTGCCAGAAGATCCTAAAGAATTAAGACGCAGTCTTGATGACACTTTAAAAAGAGTGATCGATTCTACTAATGAAAAAGATATTGGACATTACAATACGGTTCAAAATGTAAATGGTCAGAGATTTTTTGATCCAAATGATCCTCAGAAGTTCCATAATGTATTTAGAAAAGTTATAAACTTTGGTACATTACCGGATACTTCTACTAAAAGTGTTCCACATGGAATTACTACGACTGGCAACACTATTTTCACAAGAATATATGGTACAGCTAACGAACCTGGAGTTAGCTCTATCAATTCAGCTTTCCCTCTAGCATATGGTGCTCCAGGTGGAACTACTGCGGATGTAGCATTATATCTTGATGCGACAAATGTTTACGTTAAAACGGAAAAAGATAGAACTGCTTATACAATATGCTACATTATCCTAGAGTGGATTGAAAATGTGTGATATAAATTAGTTTAAATTAAGGAGGTCATTATCGGCTTTTTATCCAAGTTCTTAGGAGGAACAAAAGACAAGTGGGAGAAAAAAGAACTCTTCACACCACAACAACGATCATTCATGGATTCTATGATGAGTGGCTCTCAACCTGGTCTAGAGTCTGGTATGAGTTATTTGTCATCAATACTTGGTGGAGATGAAACATCTGCAGGAGCTTTTG